ACAAAAAGCCCCGTCACCGAAGTAACAGGGCCGAATGTCTTCAAACTAATCAGAGATTAGCTAGCAGAGTATTCTCCGCCAAGAAGGTCACGTACAACAACCAAGCCGTACATATCAGGACGAACCATTTTCTTCGCATAGCGAGTCATGACTCCCTTACGAGGAACGAAGTCTTCTGGTCCAAAGATGGTTGGTGTAGTTTGCAACGGAACGTATGGAGCATACACATATCCACTTTCAAGGAAAGAAGAACCGATACGAGCAACCAAGATAACGTTACGTGGGAAGTAAGGATCAACGATAACGTCAAACTTACGATTCAAAGAACCAACCTTAACGGCACCGATATCACCTTTGTCAGCATCAGCAGTAACATTAGCACGGAAACCAGCAGTGAATTCCAAGATGTTAGCAACTTCAGGAGAGCAAACGATGTGAGTAGCACCACCACGCAAAGTCTTTCTGTGGATCTGAGCAGATACGTCATTGATTGTTTCAATCAAAGTTTCATACCACTCAGAAACAGTACCAGTGAAGTCAGGAGCAGCAGCAGAAGCACCAATTTCAGTACCATTAACACGATCAACAAACAAACCAGGTGAACGAGACCAGTAGTAAGTAGCAGCAGTTGCACCATTTACAAGGTCAGCCAAGATTTCACGATCGATTTCCAAAGCAATTTGCTCAGACAAGATTGAAGTCAATTCAACCTCAGCATCAATGTTGTGGTAAGCGTTCAAGTCTTGACCCAATTCAGGAGTCCACTTTGCTTTCAACTTTTTGGTTTGAGCTGTGATCGCGATTGAATCAACCTTGATGTCGATTTCAGGGATATCTTCATTTCCTTCCAAAGCATAGTTGTAAGTGTCAAGAGCTCCGAGACCGCCTGTCTTCGCTGCCAAAGAATCTTTTACAGGAATCTCAACTGCCAAAGCAGCATTCAAAGATGGTGCGGAACTAAGTGTACTATTCAATACGGAGAAAAAGAAATCCATAGTTCCATCAGCTTTCTTCTGAGTCAATCGTCTGATCATCTTGATGTTTGTTGCAGTAAGACCTGTAGCTCCATTCGTTGCAGCTTCTAAATCTGTTCCTTGAACATCAAAAGCGGCCAAGTTGTCAAAATCTGCATTAGCAGTTACCAAAGCAGCAACAGCTGTAGAGTTAAGAGTAAGACGAAGGACGTTCAATTGAGTGGAAGCATCAACTTCAGCCAACAAGTCAGCATCATATCTCATAGCTTTCTTATCTGCTTCTGTAATATCAGCAGAGGTTAATTCAATCAAATCAACTGTGATATTACCATTTGAAACATCGGAAGAGCCAGTAGGCGAAGCAAAAGCATAACCGACAGCTTCGCGAGGACCAGAAAGAGTTTCTTTCAAAGATGATCCAACCAAGTTCACGCCACCAGTGATTTGAGAACCAACTTTGTCAGTGCCATAAATTGAAGCACCATTTTGAGTAGTTTCGTTTCCAAATCTGAAATCAGCAGATGAATCGCTTCCGCCAACTTCTGAACCGAAAGTAAAGTCAAGGAAGAAGATCAGACCAGATGGTAATGACATCGGCTGAACGCTTACAAGATCATTAGCAATCAATCCAGCGAAGACGCGACGAACGATTGGGAAAGCAACAGCAGCAAAACCTTCAACAGATTGAGAGGTCATTGAATTTGCTTCTTTCAACAATGACTTAGCTTGGTTCTCAAGCAATACAGCCATGTTTTGTTTTTGTGACTCATTGAGTCCTTCAAGAAGACCAGTTTGAGTCCACTTGTTTAACAGAGCAGCGCCTTCTTGTTGCAAATTGCGGTTTACAACGCCCTCTGTAAGAGTTTCGATAATAGACATTTTATTTCTCCTAAATGTTATTTTTTAATGCCCGCAAGCTTCTGCATCTTTGAAAACAAAGGATCAGCAGTTTGCTTGCTTTCGTTAATGTTTTGTCTTGAATTCAGCATAGAACTTAAGTTCGATCTTCTGTTGACAGACTCGCTAAGTGATTGTGGACCTTTCTTGCTGTTAGGCGTCGATCCCACTGTAGCTCTGAGTGTCTCATGAAGATTTTTAGCTTCCTTCGGAGACTCCGCATTAGCAATGGCTTCGACAATTTTAGATTTTTGTCGCTCATTCAGGGAGGCATCGCTTAGAGTGCGGTTTTGATATAAAAGTTTTGCGTTTGACAATAGTGTCTCGTCCATGTGCTCTTCAAGCTTGGAAAGGACGCGTTCTAGTTGTTTGTTTTGACGCGTCAAGGACTCTATGGTCTCATGTAATTCGTTGATGTGTCCCATGACCTCTTCGTCATCAGGCTCTTCAGAAGATTCTTCTTCAGACTCTTCTTCATAGATGATCTCGGCCATCTGTTGGTTGAACTCTTTTCTTGATCTATTTGTCATGTTGTGACCCATTTCATTTTTAATTGGATCAAAGTCAATTTTTTCCTCAAGAAGATCTCCAAGGATGTCATACACTTCCTCAAGTGGTTCAGGTTCGGCTTCTAGGTCGCCAAGAAGGCTGTCTAAATCGTCTCCGCCTTCTTCCGCGGGTGTTTCCCTTCCAAGGTCTCCAAGATCGCCTGAGAGGTCTCCTAGGGGCTCTTCTGGAGCTCCTTCTGCAGCTGCCATTTCATCTTGAGGCACTGAGAAATCTCCGAGATCTAATTCAATCATTCCGTTTTCATCTTCCGGAAGGTTGTCAACCATTGCGGTTAGTTTCATTGAGATATCATCAAAACGAGAATCCCATGCTGGAGGAGCTTCGACAGCTGCAGATGCTGCTGGTTCACCCATTGCTGGAGCTTCTTCTTCTTGCATTAGTTCTTCTTCGACTTCGCTGATAATTTTGTTTGCTTTGTTGGGAGCATCGTCCATCTCGAGCATTTGGTCAACTGCTTCTTTGATTTGCTTTGAGTATTTGTCGAGTACAGATTGCTCTGCATTTTTGATTGCTTGCTCACGAAGGGCCGCTGCATCAGCAATCGCTTGTTCTAACATGCTAGACATTAAATTATCTCCCGAATTTTATTTTCTTCAATAAATAGTGTTTGTTTTGATAAAAGTCAAACTATTGTTTATTGTATCATGCATAAGGGTCAAACTTTACAACAGAAGAAATATGAATGCTTTCATTTCCTGCCCAATTTTGAGACAATTCTAAACTAAATCCAAAAATGTCTCCTTCACTAAAAGTCGAGCCGGTAAAGTTATAAGTGTAAACCGTATGAGACGCAGCGCCACTAAGCGTGATGCTTTCAACGGGTGTTGCTGCATATGCATTGTCAGTACCTGTTCCTCTATGGAAACCTGCTGTTAAAGTTTTGCCACTAAAGTTTTTTGATGATCTGATTTGAATCTTTATTAGTTCTCCGGCAAATGGCGCTATTCTGTAGTTGTTTGAATTTGGTGCCATCGTTTCTGAAAGAGTATCGTCAGCTGGAAAATATAGTCGCGTGTAAGCAGAGCTAGGATTTTGAATTAGACCATCGTCAAGTTGATATAAAGCTCCAAGGATAATATCACCATTAGAATCAACAAAGTTTCCATTTAAAGCTTGAACGCCATTGTTGGTAATTTGCATTCGAACAGAGCCGCTTGTTTGAAAATCAATCTGATCTTCTCCAAAGTCAATAAGAGTATTTCTCTCCGCATCATCAGCAGCTTTGAGATCTCCAATTACTTGAGATCCTTTGGAATATTTATATGACATTTTTATTCTCCGTTTTTATCATAAATAGAAAAAGGGTTGGACTTTCGCCCAACCCCCCAAGAAAATCTTGTAAAGTGTAAATATTACACAATTCTCCAATCGTTAGAAGCTACATAGATCAATGTAACAGCAGCATAAGGAGATTCTAGCAAAATCGATGTTTCACCATCAATAGTTTGAGAACCAGCTCTGCTAACAGTAATCTTTTTGCCATCAGGGATATCACCAGCTTTTACGTAAACTAAATCAGCAACAGAAGGTGATGCTGGTAGAGTAACCGAAGCATCAACTGAAATATTTGCAAAATAGTTCATACCAGTTGCCAAAGTATCACCATCAGCTTTAGAAGCAACACTTAAGGCAGAAGCGGCAGCAGCATAATCTCTGATATCAGAGGCAGGAATAACTTTCATTGTTCCACCATCATTGATAATGAAACCATCAGTATCATCGATTGTGATTGTTGAACCAACGGAAGTATCACCATCAAGCAAGTTCAACTCAGCAGGAGTTACAGATAATGAAGTTCCAGATGGATCAGCATCAAATGCAGGCAAGTAGTATGTTCCTGCGC